TAGTTGCCATGTTTGATCCTTATGCTGCTGTGTTGATTTGTTCCCAGTTTGCTGCCTGAGCGTCATTAATAATCGTCCAACCTCTAATCAAAACTGTTCCGACAGCGCCGGTTCCGGCAACTCCGGTTACAAGTTTACTATCGTCTATCTCAATTTCAACCGTTCCGATAGCCCCAGTCCCAGATACTCCGGTGGGTTTGCCTGCCGCAAGCGGTGTCGTGGTTCCAACGGCCCCTGTGCCTTCCACCCCGGTTGGGATGACGGTCTCGTCGAATTGAGGCGTTACCGTTCCAACAGCTCCGGTAGCCCCAACGCCATCTACAAGCACCTCAAATACAAAGATGCCGGCAGATACCGCACCGGTTCCTTGTACTCCAGTTGGTGTGTATGAAATTGCCGGGGTGGTGGTTCCTACCTGACCAGTTCCCTGTACCCCAGTCGGAATGACGTTTTCCCCAACGCTGAAGGAAACCGTACCGATGGCACCTGTACCCTGAACACCGTCTGGGATGTAAGCATCATTGGTCTGGAAAGTGACCGATCCAATATCTCCGGTTCCGGCCACCGATATAGAGCCGTTACCCCAGCCTCCGCCACCCCAGTTGATTGATCCCCAACCATCAAAGTACACGGTCCGGTCAAACACCTCGACCATCTGGGCATCGCCCACGGCTCCGGTACCCTGGACGCCATTGACGATCAGAGCGTCATCAATCTTGATCAGTACATCTCCAACCGCCCCTGTGCCGCTGGCCCCGTTTGGAGTTTCGGTTAAGAGATAGTTGGCCGGAGCTGCTACTGATCCAGTTCCCTCGACTCCGGTGACTTCTACAAGCTTAAGAACCTGTGTCGCAACATTGTTAACTGCACCTGTTGCGCTGACGCCGGACTGGGTATAAGAAACAAGCGGGGTCTCATCACCAACCGCACCTGTTCCGACAACCCCGGTGACATTAGATGTTATTTGGAAGGACACGGAGCCTACGGCCCCGGATCCTGAGACGCCGGTTACCTGGTAATAGGAAAGGTCAAGTCCCCAGGTGCCTTCACTCCAAGGGACTTCACCCCAGCCAGCGTAGACCGGCATGTCTTACTCTTAGGCGATACGAATGATCGCGGTAGCGGCAGCTGCTGCGGGGAACTGAATCTGGAAGTCGCCCGAAGAAACCTGCTGATCGCCACCGAAGCTCAGAATTGCGCAAGCCGGATTGCCAGTAGCGGTATCGTTATAAATGATGCCGCCAGAGGTTGTGAAGGTTGCGGAAGTCCAAGTGTAGTTATCAAAGTCGCAGACTGCGGTAGTGCCATCAGCAACCGGGGTAACCGAGGTCAGCGTAGCGCCACCCGTGGTGTAGCCGTTACCGTTGGCCAGCTCGTCAGAGTTTGACGACAGGGTGTCATAGCTGGTCGTGGCAGCGTTGTATGTGCCAGTAACAGTAGCAGTTGACTTGCCCAGAGCAATCTTGAAAGTATTGCCGGTCGAAGCGGTAAAGTTGTGAACAGCCTTCAGGATTTCCACCTTGAAGGAAGTCGGCATAGCAGTAGTAAATCCAGCCATTTTAGTTCTCCAAAAGTTTAGTTAATTCAGAATGTCCCGCATCGCGGAGACGGTTAGAAATCGTGGTGTGATTTGATCTGACGCACTGATTGCCATAGCTCACCAGCACCATACGAATGTGATCGCGAAACGCTTCAGCCTGTTGACGAATCACAGGATCTGCGGTTGCGCTAATAGAAATAATCCGATCTACGGCGTTTTCGGCCAATTCCTCTGGAGTAAATCCCCGACCGGAGACCCCCTTGGCTGTGATTTGACCTAAAAGTGCGCCACCAGATGTAGAAAACATTAAGCCACCCTAACCTTAACTTGCCCATCACGATAGGCATCTTCACGCAGTTTGCCGTCTGCCATGTTCTTCAACAGTGCAATCGACTGGATATACCGTTCCTCGTACAACTTAACCAGGTCCGGCTCTCCCTTCATAAAGGTGATCGCCTCGACCATAGCGCCGTTAAATAGCGCAGAGTCAAAGTTATCACCTAGCCACGAGGTCCCAGCCGTAACGATACTCGCTGGGTAGTAGCCATAGTGCAGCTCCATCGTGTACGTTGCGTTCGGGGTTGGGCCAAGAATAAACGTGTTTTCGTCAAAGTAAGCGTAATGCGTGGGCTTACCAGTTACAGCCGGAAAAGGAAACGCCTGGCGGATGTAGTTAACATCTTTGTTAAGTAGGTACTCATACGCCCCGGTTGTCGGATCAATGACCGCTAGTGAATAGGTGTACAAGAAATCCGAAGGCTGCTCCAGATACTTATTGTTAGCCGTGGTCTGACCGGTCACATTCTTACGAATGGCCGGAGGCTGGCAGCTGTTGTAGATCCGCTGCTCGGCTAACTGGGTAAACGTAGCAAACTCGTCCTCTGTGAACGTGTTTTCACAGTAGTCGGCTATGTTGGCTTTTAACTGGGTGTAGTTCATTTAGCCCATCTTTGTGCTGTGCTTGGTCGCCTTGGTTGCTGCTCCAGTACCGCGAGTCTTTTGAGTCTGGGTGCTGGGAATAGCATTGGGGTAACCATTGTTGCCAGTATCGGCCTGAGCGTAGTCCTTTGGCTGGGTGTACTTGCCAATAGGATCTTTGGTCTCAGGCGAGAAGTAGTTGAACTTATCGGTATCCATGTTAGATCCCCGTTGCGCGGACTTTACGAACAGGCGACATCTGGTTGGCAACCTTTGCCAGACCACGCCCGAGCTTCTTCATTTCCAGATTGGTCTTTCCGCCAGCGCGGTAACCTTTACCGTGCATGCGCTTTTCATGGCCCTTTACTTCGGCCTTGGCGACCTTTTTCATTGCTGATTTATCCATTTCCTACTCCTACGTAATGTTGATCGTTACCTGTCCTACACCACCAAACCCTATAACCTGGCCTATTGCAAAAGTATCTCCAGGCTCTATCGGTCCAATCTGCAACTGTAAGGTCAAAGAACGGCTCTGGGGGTAACCGGTGAAGTCTGGACGGGGATTGCGCAGCGCCTGGGGGTCATCAACCGGGTACATTCCCAGCTGGAGCTGCGGCTGATCCGGGTTCCAACACTCCGGGCAGGCCAGGATATTTACGTTCTTTGTCTTAATTACGAGCTGCGCTAACTCCTTTAGTTTGTACCGGAAGCCACAAATGTCGCATTCCGATATTGCCCATTTACCACTAGCGAACCTGTTACCCATATCACGATGCCGATCCTATGAAGTACTGTCTCGGCACGAACCGGTCCGCTGCTTTCTCCCTGTCTTCTCCCGCCGCTAAATTCCAAGCCTCGTCGTAGGACGCCTTAAGCATTTCCAGCCTTGGTGTCCCTTCCGGTATTTTCATGGCAATGTAGTACGCAAGTCCAGCGACAAAACAGTTAAGAAACCGCCAGGGGATGTCAAACGTGTTAATCCCGTTTCCGGCATCCTGCATCCGGCGCAGTCTCCAATAAACAAACTGGTAATACGGGTTGCCTAAAGTCCCCTGATTGGGGGTGGGCCACACCGTAATCCTGGGATAGGCCACAGCGCCCGGAGCATAGTCACTGGTGGCTGGATAGGTCTGTCCGGTAAGGCGTTGTACCCAGACCTGAATCGGCCTTGCCTGGGTCAATTTATTGGGGATTGTGGCGTATGTAGAGGAGCTGATCCGGGTAATGGTCAGGTCGGACTGTGTAGTTGGGTTGTTTTGCCCGGTCCGGATCACATGATCCAAGAGGTCCACGGTATCAACGGGCAGGTCGTAAGTATTGACGCCCTGCAACAAATTAATGGTCCCCTGCTCGATGGTCCAGAGATTGATCCCACGGTTACCCCAGTCGGCCAGCATAAGGTTGATGCTTCGACGAGCTGTACGGAGGTCATAGCCTGAGCGCATCTCACGCCCAGCCCGCTCAAAGGCTTCCTCAGCCATCTCGTTTAGATCTGGATTAAATAGGTTCGTGCCGGATGTCGTCATGTCACTTTCCTGTGTCTGGCGGTTTTGGCAGCGATGGATTTAGGTTGGGAGACGAATTGCTTTCCAGCAGCTCGTCCAGCCCTTTTAGCCCGGGTAGTGGCCGCATATTCGGACGAGGAGAGCGCTTTGATGGCGGAGGAAGGGAGGTATCTTTCCCCTGTCGCCTGCGATCCTTGCGTAGAAGGTTTGCCACTCTTAGTCCGCCACTTTTGCTCCGTCCAGGACTTTAGGCTTCTCTGAGATTTTTTTAAGCTCATTCCATCTCTCTCGCTGTTTTATCTTCCTAAAGTCTTCTGATGTTGCAATCAGCCATTTAAATACATTTCCGTCAGTTTCCTGGTTAAAGACGGGCCGCCTAATCTTTGTATCCGCCTCCAGCCTTCTTGTACTCGGCTGCCAGTAACTGAGCTTTTCTAGCCGACCACTGGCCAGGCGAACCTCCTTTTCCACCAGCCTTAATACTTTCAAAGAGCCGCTTTCGCATTCCTGGTTTGGTGTAGTTTCCGGCTTCATTTACCTTGCTAACCTTTCCACCCTCAGCGTACTCTGTAAAGTCAGTATCATCCCGGCGGGACTTAATTTTAGCCCTCGGCATCTTAGATGGGAGGATTGCTCCCATACCCCGGCTGGCTCTCATATCAGCAAGCCTTGCCGCCGCCCATCATCTTGACCATCGTGCCACGGGTCTTGCCCTTCTTGGCGATGCCATCAGCTGAACGGGTATAGCCACCAGCGGACATTTTCTTAGCTTTTCCGCCATGCTTCATACCGGCCTCGGCCATCTCGTGTTTGATCATCGACTTGGGAGCGCCTTTTTTCTTCATAAAGGAAACTTCCTTAGCCATCATTTTCTTTGACTCTTTCATTTCGCCACCTTTTTTCATGCCCATGTTGCCCATTTGCTCAGAGGTTGGGAGAACCTTTTTAATTCCGTAATTCATTTCTTGCCTCGCTTCTTTGACATACCAGCCTCACTCAGGCCAATAGCAATAGCCTGCTTGGGATTGGTAACCTTTTGCCCCGAGGAAGACTTAAGCTTCCCCGCCTTAAATTCGCGCATAACCGTGGCCACCTTCTTCTGGCCTTTAATTGCGCCACCTTTTTTAACCATTACTTCTTTTGGTTTGGAGGGAGGCTTTGGGGGCCGATAGATCAGATCTTTGGATTCTGGCTTGTTCATTAGACCATCCGTCCACGAGTCTTGCCGCGCTGAGCGATTCCATCAGCTCGCTTTGAAGCAGAAGAAACCTTGCCACCCTTAGCTTTCTTAACAGTAGTAGGAGCCTCAGCAGGCTTCATGCCAAGCTTATCGCGGATGTAATCCTCTATCGTTGCCGCACCGGTCATGGCTTTTTTAACCATTCCAGGAATACCAAACCGGCCCTCGTCTGCTACAGGTGCAGACTCAATTGCCTTGGTCTTTTCTGATTTCTCGGCCATTTAAACCATCCTTCCACGGGTTTTACCACGCTGAGCAATGCCATCAGCACGAGAAGAGGCAGAAGATACTTTACCGCCTGCTTTCATGCCCTTCATTCTTTGCTTTGCTTTTTTAGCAAATTCATTTAATTCATCTTCTTCTTGCGATTGGCTTGATTGCATTTTTTTATCAAATTCTTCAGACTCCTGCTGCATTTTTTTAGTTGCAGCATCATATTGTTCTTTGGTAACAGGTTTCCCAAGAACATAATAATTTTGCTGAGAATCCGCCATCACTTACCCCTTGCCAATAAGTCGGTCAATTTTTTCTTCAAGGCGGTTAAACCTTGCATCAATGTGTTCAGTAATTCGCTGAACTTCTTCTTTAGTAACGTGATCACGGGCTACCTCCACACGTGTTTCATTAAGTTTCTGTTCAATCTGGTCTATTTTCCTAAACTTTTCTTGTGCCATATATGCCACCAGAGCAAAAAAAGCTGCGGCTAGGGTAAGAAGACCATTCCAAATAAGACCTACCGAGTCCATTTAACCGCATCTCCATCGTTTCAAAGATTGATTTAACCGGCTGTTTGGATCACGTTTGGTTTCCGGATTGGCTAATTTTTTCATGCCTTCCATCCTTGCGCAAAACGATTTCCGTCGAGCTGCACGTTTGCCGGTAGGGCTTGATTCAGTAACAGCAGTTTGTAACTTTGAGCCAGGGTTGGCTTTCCGATAGGCGGCAACGCCCTTGGCGGTCATGCCAGCACCCTGCTTGGTGGGACGAAAGTTACCCGACTTCACCGAAGTTTTGATGCCCATTCCCTTGGCCATTACGCTGCCTCCTTAGCGGCATCTACCGGGCGCAGCCGGGGATAGAGATAGTCTTCTCCAAAGTTCCCTTCAAACTCATGTACGCCCATGTGACCAAGCTTAATTGTTGGGTCAATCCAGACGGTAAATCCAGCCTGTTTTGCCCGCTCACAGAACACAAAATCCTCACCCATGTAGCCTTCTTCCTGATTTAACAGGAAGTCAAAGTAGGCATACATATCGCAATCGTGGTTCTGATCGTAATATTTCCACTCTGGATGCTTTTCTTTCAGAGTCTCGAATACAGTCCGCTGGATCATAATGAACCCCGTGCCAACGCGCTTGGCTCGGACAAGGCCCATCGAGTCCATCATTATGTTTCCGTCTTCGTCTTGATCCAGCATGGAGAAGTAAACCTTCTCCTTTTTCCTGGCGCATCCAACACCGGCCACAATCGGACGGGTCTTATTAAATGCCAGAAGTCGGAAGATGTCATCGGCATTAATGACCATATCTGAGTCCACCATAAGCAGGTGGTCGCAGTCGGATTCCAAGAACAATTTAGCGATACTGTTACGTACACGGGAGACCACGGAGCATCCAGAAATATTAGCCAACTGGACTCCAACTCCGTGTGCCTGCGCCTTAACGCAGAACTCCGCTAACGAAATGGCTAGCTTTACGCTTATCTTAAAGTCATAAGCAGGTAGGCCAATAAAGACCTTGCTGCCAACCAGATCGTAGGATTGTTCTTGTTTCATTTTTATCCGTAGTAGATGGTTGCGGTAACACTGTTTTCCAGATAAATCCGGATACCTTTCCGTGCAAGGATGCCCTCGCCAGGAATGATATTGAATACATCATTTGCCGTGGTGACCTTGCTGATTACCATTACGTCGTTATAAACCAGCGCATTACCGGAAGCGTCTCCAGCGTCTGCTACGGTTACGGTAAAAGTATTTGCATCGGCTACTGTAACAACTTTATAAAAGTTGTCTGTTGGGTTTGTACCGCCTGACCAATCTATGAATGTATATTCACCAACAACCAAACCGTGATTCTGAGCAGTTACCGTGGCGGTTGTTGTTGAACGGGTATACGTTCCAGATATAGACGTATCGTCATACATTCCCACAATACCAGGACTGGTTGTGGCCGACCCAAACAGAAATGCTTTCAGTCGGGTACGGTATGGGATGATTAGGCCAGACGCAGTCGCATATTGCGATTTAACGTCATACTGCATTGATGGCATCTTGTTTCTCCTGTTCGGGTGCGTCTAACCGGTTTATTAGCATTTTGTACGCTGCGATAGTGGCTTGGGCTTGAACTTGAAAGACTTGCGCCTTATTTATTTCCTGCTCCAGAGCCGCTATCTCAGTTTCCAAAAATTCCTTGGTTATTTGCATTACGGAGTTACAGATGTACCAATGGAAATGTAGTGAGCAACGCCGCCAATTAAAATCTTAATTGCTTTGGCAGTGCCACCAACAGTACCAGTCGAGACAATCGTTGCTGCGGGACCGCTCTCAATGTTGAACAGGTTCTGAACCTCACCAGTCTGGGTTCCGCTGTCCGTAACACGAATGAACGAAGAGGCTGAACCAAGAGTTACGTTGGTGCCGTAGTCGGTGTCCAGCTGAAGAACAGCCAGCGTACCGCCCGGGGTAGTTGCAGTGCCGCCCAGAGTTGCGCGGATTGCGTTAGCAGCGCCAGAAATCGTGCCGGTCGTGTTGATCGACGTAGAAATGTGTGCGCCGTTGATGGTGCCTGCGGTTGCGGCATTTGCACCGGTCACAACTGAGAAAGCACGAAGAGTCTCGCCAGAACCGGTCGAGGTAAAGGCTAAACGCTGATAAGAAAGACGGGTATCACCAGTGGTCGCAGATGTAGATCCGTATGAGCTGGAAATGTTTTGTGCGGTGGTTACTGTGATGGGGGAAGAGGCGGTGCCTCCAATGAAGCCGTTGTCAGACGCGACTGGGCCTGAAAAGGTAGTACGAGCCATGTTGTCCTCGTGTAGTAGCACATCCCCGCACCGTCTCTACTAAGTCTGCTAGGCCAGTCGGTACAGGTAAAAATCCTAGACTTAAACGACAGAATACAGAAAAAAGGGGGTTTTGCAACCCCCTTTTCCTTACGCTTAGGAAGCGCCCGGCGAACCGAACATTCCAAGCGGATCACTAAAGCCGAAGCTGTAACGCTCACGAGCCTTGTAACGGACGTTACCGGTGTCGAAGTCGCCGTCCATGCTGTTTTGCAGCGGGGTACGGACAAAGTGCTTCATACCGTTGGGAACGTCTGTCGTCAGGAACCATGCGTTCGTATCCGTCAGATAGTGGTTAACGGTATAACCCTCTGGGATAGAACCATTGTTCTTGATGGCGTTGATGTCGTTGTCAGCCGTAGCTACGCGAAGCTCAGTCTCAAGCAGACGGGTCGCCACGAACATCAGTGCGGGCGGAACAATCAGCTTCTTGGGCTTAGCGGCGATCAGCAGACCACGCTCATCCGTCCATGCAGCGATCTGAATAACAGCGGCCTCAAGGGAGGTCTCATTCAGGTCAGCAGGCGTGGCCGGCTCGTTGGAGTTAACTCCACCAGACACCAGGGGGTGATCGGTAGCAAACAGAGGTTTGCCATCACCGCCCGGGAAGTTAGCGGAGAAACCATTGTTAAGCACGTTGGCGGCTTTAACTTGTTTGGTATAAGCCATAGCACGAGCCAGTGCTTTGGTGTACCGGGACGACAGGCTGTCGTACAGGTTGTCCTCGATTGCCTCTTCGGTAATCGAGAAACCCAGGGCGATGGTTTCGTGGTTGTAACGTGCAGTGAAAGCTTCCTGCGCATTGTCATAAGCAATGGCAGCGCCCTCGTTCTTCACCGGAGCGGCGGAGAATCCGGACAGCTTGGTTTCTTCTTCGAAAGAACGCTCAGAGGTCTCAGTCTCATAGATCTCTTTATGCTCTTCCCCGTAGGTTGCGTACTGAAGACCAAACAGTGCGTTCAGGCCCGGGAGCAACTCTTTCAGTAGTTGTGCGCGTGAAATAGCCATTTAATTAGCTCCTTATGCCGAAACTGCGGAAGCAGCAGCATTGTAGTACTGATGGATTCCGAAGTTGAACTTAACAATTACCTCGGTATAGGAACCGGGGAAACCAGCGATGGCTGTGTCAGGCACTACGTCAACAATACGGAACGGCAGGGCCGTCTCGGTGTCGGTAGTAGCGGAAACAGCAGCAGCCGAGTCGCCAGTCGTGGTCGAGCCACTAGCAGCGTTCGGAACATAAGCTGTGTTCTGACCAACAGCTGCCTGGGTGAGGAAAGAAACAGTTGTTGTACCAGCGGTAACAACTGCAACTTTGAAGAGTGCATCCGGATCATCCAGGACGAAAGCCTTGATGTCGGTAGCACTTACGCCACCAGGGTAATACTGTTGCTGGAGCAATTGCTTGGTTGTGGGATTGGTGTACTGGCAACCAAGGAAAATGCCAACAGCTTCTACGCTAGAAGCGGTTGCCGAGACCTTGGTGATCGTACCGCCCGTGTTAATAGCAACAACGTCACCATAATAAATGGCGGTGCCGGAGCTAGAAGCAATGGGCAGCAGACGGGTCGAGCCAGCAAACACCTGACCGCCGATCAAATTGATCGGACGTAGCCCGTAGGGGCTTGAAACAGCAGGATATGCCATGTTAAACCTCGTTCAAAAAGTTATGAGCCTTTACCGAAACTAACCGACGACTTCCGCTCTCTATAAAGCGGCATCCGTGGGTCAGATTCGCGCATGAAGTTGTTATCAACAGATTCAGTCTGGCTTTCGGTGATCTTTTGAAAATGAGCATTCCGTTGCTCGACTAATTCTGTCGGGGTCTTGCAGAGAATCAGTCCACCAATAACTACGTTGTCTTTGAACTTTTCATTAATGTCAGTCCCATGCAACATCAGTTCTGGGTGGTCGGACGCCCTGACGGGTTCCCATCCCTCGCGAAGCTTGGCAGACAAGTTGGTCGGGTCAGATTGATTCAGAGTTGATAAACGAATCCAACGGAATTTATACCCGTCCTGCGGCGCAGGCTCAGGCAAAAGAGTAGGAGGTGTCCAGCTCTTTACACGCTCGGTGGTTTCACGTTTTTCAATCTCACGACTATTTCTGTTCTCAGCCATTTTGTTTCCTCACTTCTTCTGCAACCTTTTTGGCATAGAGTTCCAAAGGAACGCCAAGCCGCTTGGCGATGTTAACCTGCGTTTGTGTTAACACGATCTTCTTAGAGGCCGTGCTGCGGGTCGCAGGCGCTACCACGCTTTTTGTGGCACGAGCAGGTTTTTCAACCTTCTCGGTAACATCTTCCGGAGAATCAAAGGCATCCGGAAAAACTTGTCGCATACGAGAGTCAATGCGCTCGTAGTACTCTTCACTTCTCGGGTCGATGCCCGACTTGACTAGCTTCTGGTGCAATCCAAGCGCAAAACTAGTCATTTCCTCGTCCTGTCCAAACCACCGATTTTCTTGTTGCCAGGCAAGTGCTTTGGTGTCAGCTTGAGGCGCTTGAACGAATTGTTGAGTTTCTACTCCCTTTTCTTCCTCCTGTAAAGGGGTAGGTTTAAAAGAAGCAATCCGCTCGGCTTTTAGCTTGGCCGTAGTCAGAGCTTCTTGAGCTTCGGTTAGAGCTTCAGAATCGCCAGCGTCATAGGCTTCCTTGAACTTGCGCTTGGCTTTTTCCATCTCCAAGTCAACAGCTGCCTTGGCCTGGTTGATCAAAGCCTCTTGCCCTTTATTCAGGGAACCTTTTAGCTTCTTGTTCTCCTCAATAATGGCTTGAGCTAGCCGAATGGCCTCCTCTTTTTCGCGCATGGCGGCTTCCTTAGCCCGGCGCTCGTCGTGGTAGCCCTTGGTAAATTTCTCAATCCGCTTGCGGACGTTTTCCGAGTACTGGGCAAGCTCGTCCTCAGACGGCTCTTCCGGTGCTGCTTCCAATGGCTTTCGGCCACGGTCTTGTTCCGGGGTGTCGTCTACAACCTCGATCTCAGAGTCGTTAGCCTTAGCTTCTTTCTCTAGAGGAAGCTCCTTCTGGGCCTTTTCTTTGGCCTCTCGCTCCTCTTTTTCGTCCGGAAACTCGTATTCAACCTTCTCAAATTCAGCCATTTTCTACTCCTTAAGCACGGGAAATTCCCCGGGGATCTTCAACCACGGCCTCGACAGAATCGTCATTTATCAGCCTAAATTCCCGGCCATGAATCTTGACTCGGGTACCAGTGTTAGCCCTGACCAACACGAAATCACCCTTCTTGCACCACGGGCCGTGGGGGAAACGGTCTTTGTCTTTGTAGCAGTCCGGACCAAGCTCAACTACGAAAAGAACATTGGTAAGCAGTTCTTCATACCGAATGATCTGGTCAGCCTTAAGAATGCCGCTTTCGTACTTTTCCTCGATCTCGGGGATACAAACAAGGATCTTGTATCCCATAGGCTTAGGCAGCTGCCTTGCCTTTTCCTCGGGAGTCTCGGGCAGAACCGTTGCCTCCTCCGGGTTATCAGGGTTTACCCCTATTAAAATTTCACTCATCAGAGTTCTCCAAATTGCGCACGAGGTCTTCTACTAGTTGTTTTGCGGCGAGCAGCCCTCGGATCTTGCCGCAACTTTCTCGGTACTCGGCGTAGTCTTTCGGCTGGCCGCTACCTAGAAATTCTTGTGTCTGTGCAATTTGGTCGTCTAATTGAGAGGAAATTACTTCTAGCACTCTCGTTTCCATTCATTATCCTTTTGGTTTGAGTGTCTCTTTCAATATTGCGGTTTGGGCTTTCTTGTCTTCGCCGCGCTCTTTTGCTGCCAGTCTCATAGCCTCGCGTTTGTTCTCGGACATGATCCGCTCGCGCTCGATCTCCTGCTGCTGGGCCTTGAGAGTAAGTTCGGCCTGGTCCTTCTGGGCTTGCATCTGAAGTTTCTGAGCCTGAAGCTGGAGTTCCTGTTGCTGCATTTGGATAACAGGATCTTGCGCCTGGGCCTGAGCCTGCTGTTGAGCTGCTTCTGCCTGGTTCTTCTGGAGAAGCTGAGCCGAGGCTTGAGCCACGAGCTGAGACAGGTTGACTTCCACATCCTCTGGCAGGTTTTTGTCCGGCGGAGGCAGCGGAACACCCAACGTATTTTCAATATCGCGGCGATATTTGAAGCCAAGGTGTTCTGCGATGTGGGCCATGAGCGAAGCCTGAATCTGTTGAGCCATCGGGTTCTGGCCAATCGCTCCCATGATCTTGGGATCTTGCATCATCGTCTGGTGAACCGCGATGTGTGCGTCGTGATCTTGGTAAATAAATGCCTTGAGAGGTTTGCCCTTCAGAGCATTCATGTTTTCCGAGACCGGATCTACAGGCTTTTGATCGTCGATGGTCGGTACGAGCTTGGCTGCATCCTTAATGCCAAGGACGTCAAGCATCTGGCGGTGTAAAGCAGGAAGATCATAAATCTGAGGCGCGGATTGAGCCAGTTGAATAACCGCCTGATACTGGACAACTCGCTGCGCCATAGTGGCGGCGTTTGGATCAGAGACTGGGATGACTTCAACAAGGTCGTAATCACTTTTCTTTGCGCGGGGTGGTGCGTTCTGCGGTTCGTAAGCATACGAGTCCTCCGTATAGTCACGGATGATGTTCTTCAGGAGTTTGAACTCCTGTTTCATCGCGTGATGGACCCTCGCCTGCACGGCACTCATGGTCTTCAGCTGTCTTTCAAGTAAAGCCAGAGTTGTGCCGACCGGAGCTTGTGCGCTCATATCGGACACTTTCATGTCTGCGACTGAGGCAAGCCGACGCGCTTCGTCGTTTACTTGATTGAGCAGCTGAAGAAGGGTCTGACTCGGCTCTTTATAAGGCAGAGTCATTATGTTGTCTTTAATCGCTCCACCGGGAATGTCCACATCTCTAAATTCACCTGGAGCAATCGGCGTGTCGTCTCCCTTTACTCGGAGACCTCGGGCTTTAAGCCCTCCTGGAAGGTTAGCCAGGGATCCTGCGTCAATAAGTTGACGTATAAGCGTCGTGCCTCCGCGAGCATACCCACCGATAATATGAATGAGGCCAAGGTTGTAAAAGCCAAAGCCGGGAATATAGCCATAGTGAACGAAATGGGTCCGCTTAAGCTTAAGGGGGTCATCGGGATTCCAGTTTCTACGAATGGCGAGGACTGTTGAGGTCCCTTTATCAATCGTAACGATGTACGGGAGTGCGATTCCATCTTTATCCTCGTATCCTGGCAGGTCAAGGTCAGCTTGAATCTCAAGCAATGTATATCTGTCATCCGAAGTTAGCGTGAAGCCTGCCTCTTCCGCCTTCTTCCTTTCAATATCCGTCTGAATAAAAACCGGATCTCCAAGATCTACGTCGCGATAAAAGCCGGCGACCATCAGTCGCTTTAGTTCATTCTTTGTTTTACGCATTACATGTGTAATGCGCGGTGCTGTCTCTAAGTTAGAGGCGCCATAAGGAACAATCACATCTTCTGCGGTTACAAATAAAGAAACCTGGCGTCCAAGACTCGGATCGTAGTAAACCTTTTTAAATGCTGACCCCTGAAGGCCGAGAGAGTAGAGCAGACGCTCATGCTCGGGGCGGTATTCAACCATTACTTCAGTCAGCTGGTAATTCATATCCTGCTGAACTCGCTCGGAGGCCTCTTCCTTAAACTTGTTAGGCTGACCTATGATCTTCGTTTTGACCGGTCCCTTGGCCGGGAAGGTCTCCATGATCGTCTCGGACTGGAACCTAATGGCTGCCTCAGAAAGCAGGGTGGAAAAAATCCCGCAGGCTCCGTTCCAGGGTTCGGTTCGTTCTTCGTATTTGATTCCAAGGACTTCGAGTCCTTTGACCAACATGTCCGCCCAGTCTTTTCGGGAGTTTTCGTCATTCTCTACATCTGATGTAAGCTCAGAGCCGAACTGGGTTAGCTCGGACTCATTCATAAATTCAGCTAGGTTGGCATCAAAGTCCGTCTCACCAAGCTCGCGAGGTTCAATATCAATCTCTACCCCGTCCA